ATGACGAACTCTTCATCAAACTTATGGTGCTCCAGGAATACAGTATGCTGCACTCTACCTTCTAATAATGCAGGTGAGGGTGCAAAACCTTTGCTGTACTTCCAGTTATAAGCACACTTTAACGCGGCCGTAAGATCGTGAGATCTAAATGCCGGGATCTCTGCATAGATTTCATAAGGTACATCTTCATATACTCCAGGCTTAAATTCCATTGTTTGATCCTTCATACTCTTTGCCAGTCATCGTCTTGTATGGTTTTATTTTGTTCTTCTAAAATAAGTCTATTCATATACCATTGTGCTTTAAGTAAATCTTGCAGGCCTTTCTTCATTTCATAACGCCACACATATTTAACTATGTTGCCCTTAAGATAACCTTCAAATTGTGCTGGATACATAGAAGCTTTAATTGCTTCTATACACTCTATGTCGCCTTGTTTGTAATGGTCAGGATTTACTGGATCACTCATCTTTTAACTCCTCTGCGTGTAAATTAATAAGTTGCTTACAGATTTCACCGGTTGTAACTCTTCTACCTGCTTGCTCAGAATAAAAGTTTCTAATTACAGTTAAGTTTTGGTTTGTAATCGGATCTATTCTAAATTGCACTCCTTGGGTGTTTTGTTTTTCTTTATTAAATTGTAGTTTCATTTGTTTTTCCTGGACATTTTGTCTGCTGTGCGCTTGAAGGACCATTCTAAAAAATCGTTCCATAAGTTGCTAAAAAAGTTCTTTATCATCTGTCTAGTAAAGGTGCAGGAGACTCTTAATTAATTGTGAGATCGGAGAAAAAGCCTCCTGCGGGTGAAATTAAAAAGGAATTTTATCCTCAGTTATTGCGTCATCGTCAAAGTTTGGTGAATTGTTTTGCTCTGCCTCTGTAGCTAAATCTGCTAGGTTTGGCGACTCATTGCTTACGGCTGGTTTAAATCCAGCTGATTCACCTTTCTTTACAGCTGCAATATATTCATAACTGCCTTCTATATCTTTTTGCTGCCACTCTGGTAGATCAGTAAAGATGTCACACATAGCTTTGGTTGTTGGCGATGTGTTGCCGTTAAACTCATCACAGTAAACATCTAAATCAAATATTGTCTGCTCGTTATGTGTTGCTATTTTTTGAGCTCCACCGTCTGGTTTAAATATGCCAGCTATCTTAGCTTTACCACCCACCGTATGATCTACTTCTATCACAGCTGTATGGCCTAATAAGTTTGCTATATTAAATCCAGCTTCCTCTTCTGCTGAAAAGTTCTTACCTCTCCAGGACACAAGATCTTTTCTTAGTGCACTAGACTCAAATAAAGATGCTGTATAAGTTCTTGATATTGCCATAGGTCTGCCGTCATCCATGGTTGGATCGTATTCTTGATTCCCTATGTCTATGGTTTTTGTCACCTCAAAAGTAATATGAACCGTAGTTCTTTTCTTTGGATCATTCTCGCCAAATTGTTCTGTTCTTGTTCCCATGTCAACGATGCGATAACATGTTGCCTGGTATTGGCCTTTTGGCATTGCTTCGAAGTCCCCTTCGGTTTTTAACATTAAGCTCATAAATATACTCCTATTAATGATTGCTAATTAAAATAAAATTATGTACTATTGTATACACTTTTACAAAGAGTGCAATAAATAATAACAGAGAGATTGATGTCCCTAAAAATTACCAGACCTACCACCAAAAATTTTGACAAACCATTTACAACAGATTACCAATACGAATTTCAAAGATTTCTAAACGATAATGGTTTAGAACCCGAACCCAAGAAGGGTTTGATTACCGATGGCTCAATAGGTCGAGCTTACATCAATGTCGGTGGTCAACGAAAGTTAGTAGGCTGGTATCAGCTGTGGATAGATCAATCAGTCCCATTCGGACGGTTGGGTGACTATCGTATCTCAGCGGACCAGCCTACTGCTATCTGGAAGCCTGAAAACCAAAAAAGAATGAAGGTTACTAAGGAGCAAAAAGAAGAAATAGCACAATTACAAAAAGAAGCAGAGGTTAAGCAGGCAGAGAAGTATTCTAAGGCTGCACAAAGAGCACAGGCGCTCTGGGAAGAAGCCGTACCATGTGAGAAACACTCTTACTTAGAAAAGAAAAAGGTTCTCTCATACGGCCTTAGAGTAAATAGATCCGGGCAGTTGGTTATACCTTTATATGATAAGCAAATGATGATTGTTGGTTTGCAATACATTAATGAGGACGGCAAGAAGTTATTTCTCACTGGTTCCAAAAAAAGCGGTAGCTTTTTTATCTTAGGTAAAGAGATCTTAAAAACCGCAACTATTATTAACTATGCAGAAGGCTATGCAACAGCTGCATCTATATTCGCTGACTTCTCACAGCCAGTCATCGTAGCATTTGATGCTTATAACTTGTCGCCTGTTGCAGAGGTGATGTTCGGATTTTTTGCAGACAGAAAACATGTATTTATAGCAGACAATGACGATAGTAAAACAGGTGAGAAGGAAGCAACGAAAGCCTGCCAGATTATCTTAAAACAAAATGGATTAGCTGAGGTCCTTATGCCGCAGAGCAAGGGCGATTACAATGACCACAAGAATGATGATGTCCAGGTAGTAGAAGGTGAGCTGATACCTGCATTAGATAAGCTTGACTTGGCTGTGGAACACGAATTCCAGCGCAGTGCAAGCGGACGCTTTTTAAATACTAAGGATAATATATCCGGAGTGTTGCAAACACATGCTATTGAAGTGCGCTACAACGTCATCAAGAAACGCATGGAAATTGAGATCCCCAACGCTAAATTTATCGCTGATATGAAAGATGAAGCCTCGCTTATAGAGATCGAAGATCGTTGTATCAATATGGGGATCCCACACACTAAAGTACGCGACTACCTCAAGATATTAGCGCAGGAATACAATCCTGTGAAGGAATGGATCGACTCGGTACCTTGGGATGGCCATTCAAGACTACAACTATTTTTAAACAGCCTGGTTACCCATGATAGTAACCAACTCAAAGAAATGTTAATGAAGAAGTGGCTTATCTCATGCTTGGCCGCTGCTTACGAAGAAAATGGCGTTGAGTTAGAAGGTATATTAGTCCTCCAGGGCGCACAGGGATTGGGTAAGACCTTATGGTTCAAGCGACTGTGTGATTATGACCGTGGCTGGCTATTAGAGGGAGCAACATTAAATCCGAGTGACAAAGATAGCGTGAAACGCGCAGTCTCCCACTGGATCGTTGAGCTAGGAGAGATAGAGAGCACTTTTAAGAAGTCAGACATAGATCAGCTCAAGGCGTTTGTAACGGCAAAGACAGATGAGCTTAGATTGCCATACGACCGGGCATTTACTACTTATCAAAGACGTACGGCTTTCTACGCCAGTGTTAACGCGCGAGAATTTTTGACGGACACGTCTGGTAATCGTAGATTTTGGGTTTTGGCTGTCAAAGACATAGACGTTAATCATGGCGTGGACATGCAACAGCTGTGGGCCGAGGTCAAGGAGACGATGTATGTAAAAGGCCAGAAGAATTGGTTTTTGTCACCAGATGAGAGAGAGCTGCTTAATGAAAGCAATGAGATCTATAGAACACAGTCAAGTGTAGAGGATTTACTGCTAGAACATGTAGACTTTGAGAGTGAGTATCCAAAAGCTGTGCAGATGACCAAACTATTGCGCGACCTGGGGATCAAAGCACCTAGGATGCCAGACTTCAAAGAAGCGGCTCGTGTTTTACACGATAGAGGCATTGAACCAAGAAGATCCAATGGTCGCAAAGTCTATGATCTGAGTTATACAGCTGTCGATGCAGAAAACTTTACCAACTACAGCGATAAGTTTGGAGACGACTAATGGCGATCTTTGAAGCGATACTTACAATCACCTTCAGCACATTAGCTGCATCTATAGTAATATTCATGCTAATAATGATTGTTAATGACAGGAATAAGTAATGAGTGAATGGCAAGGAGGCAAGGGATCAAGACAAAGGCCCATGTCGGTAGACAAGAATCAATTTGATAAGAGCTTTGATGCGATCTTCACAGGCCGCAAGGAAGTGCGCGCGACAAAAAATACGAAGGCTAAGGGCAAGGGAAATGATGACACTGCAAAGTGATAGAAGCGAAGCTGTGCACTGTTTGGATGTGCAGGCTATTGTGCACGAATGTGCAAGAGTATATAAGAAGGTGCAGAAGGATGCGCGATTAGGGTGGGGTAGAGTGTACAGTAAAAGAGATGCCACCCTGTCGATATTTGGCTTACCTATGGGGTATTTTACTATAGGTAGTGTTAGGTATATATAATAATAATAATATATATATACATGGTTATACAGCAGGATATTAGCAGTTATACACAGAACACTATCGGAAGTGTTTGGAAGCTATACCCTGCACTTGCTACCCTGTTAGGATAATTATGAGTGAATTAAGATCTATAGATATAAGAACGACCAGTGATACTTTTGAGATTAAAGTGGTGGTTATAGCAGTGAAGAATTACTCTGGAGTCGTGCGAAAATTGAAAGGTAGGAATGTGGTGGCAATAGTTAAATTAGACGAAGGCAGTTTTATGGCCTTCATTGAGGAATAGTATGGCAGATCGTGGTAGACCAAAGAAGAAGAAGGCAGAGCTGGTCGACACGCCAGCACAATTTGAGAAAGACCAGGAGTATGGATTAACTGAGATGCAGGCCAGCTTTGTTTGGCATTACACCGAAGGTGCATGCGGTCAAACCGAAGCTGCCAGGAAAGCTGGTTATGAGTTCCCGGCACAAGCAGCCAGCAAGTTCTTGAATGGCAAAGACCATCCTAATATTGTTAAGGCTATTAGGATTAAGCAAGACGAGCTTGCAGAGAAGTATGCGATCACACCACAAAAGACCGGGACATTATTGTGGAAGGTAGCCGAGACTGCATACGCTAACAATCAATTTAATGCAGTGGTTTCTGCTATCAAAGAGCTCAACCAACTGGCTGGTTTATCCATCAACAGATCCCAGAATATCAACATCAACGCCAACGTAGATGCCATGGGAAAGGAAGATATCAAGGAGAGATTAGCCAAGCTACTCGGTGCCAACATTGACGACTACGATCCCAAGGATAAATAGCTAGGTCAACTAAGTAATAAGGTGCTCTCTTGTTTGGACTGTAAAAATCCAGGAAAAATCACCCTAAATCAAAAAAGCACGGTATATCAATGACTTACAGCAATATATTAGTATACATTTGTGCAACTATGTGCAAACCATGTGAGCACAAGGGTAACGACTGCATAGATTGGAGTCCCTAGAGGCCCTTTTATACTGAGGATCAGCGACCGATCGGACCCCCTACACCCCTATATGCGACAGGCCGCTGACAGTTGTAGTTATAACTAGGTTACACACACTGAATGACTAAAAATTCTCATTCTAAATTCCACTATGCTATAGTTTGCACATGACAATACATCTGTATAAAAAACGCAGCCTTCCAAAAAATCCTGGACAAAATTTTTTATGAAAAAAAATATCAAAATTAATCTGCCTTTACAGGTTTGGTACTCCAAAGACAAAAAATTTATTTTAAATTTGAACAACTACCGAAATGCTTATTTTCGCGTTCTGTCGATAGCAAAGAAAAACTACACCCAGGAGCTATTGCCAGACCTGGCAGATCTGCCCAAGTTTACCGAGCCGGTTACATTGACTTACACCTACTATGCCAAAACCAAAAGGCGCATAGATATTAGTAATCCATGTTCGATT